AATCACAAGCATCAACACCAACAACACCAACAACACCAACAACACCAACAAACCAATTACAAGCACCAGCACCACCAGAAGAACCACAAACACCAGCAGAAGGAGCAAATGGAGAACAAGCACCAGGAGCATCAGCACCAGCATCAGCACCAGGAACAGGAAACCAACCACAAGTATCAATAGGAATAAACCAAACACTAGCATCAACACAAACAGAAGAACTAACACAAATAAACCGACCAGCACAACCAAAAAATAATAAGATTAATGAATTAGCGTCTCAAATAATTAGTGCTAAATCTTACAATATATCTAATAAAACAATAACTGATAATACTGAGAAAATATTTGAATGTATATTAAATATTTACATACAGAAATATAGACATCGTGAAGGAGAGGGGTCACCATTTAATAATGTAATGTTCAGTTTTTTACAAATTACGGATTATCTGGATAAAAAGAAGGATAAACACAAGTATGGATTAAGTGATGATTTAACAAAACTAAATGAAGATAATGTATTATTAATACAAAAACTATTACAAAAATTATATAGTGAATTAACATTAATCTTATATAATAATAATAGTATAAATTTACCAAAGTTAGTAAAAACTATAATTCGGGTATTATATTTAGTATTATATCACTATAATTATGACCCTGAATATTTACATGAAAATAATTTTAGACATAAATTAGAGGAAATGCTAACTGGATATTATAATAAATTATATGATAGTGAAATTTTATTTGAAAGTAGATATGTAGGTGGTGAAATAAGACCTATTTATTTTTCAAATGAGATAGATAATGTAAGAAAAGATTTAGAAACTGAAATTACAAGTATAGTTAATGATGAATTACATAATATATTAAATGGGGAACAAATACGAACAAAAAATCAAGAAATAAATGTTTTAATAAAACAAATTACCGATAAGGTAATAAATTTACAATCATCAAATATAGTAGGAGGAAGTAAAATGATAATGAGTACAAATATAATAAGAATGCCTAAATTAAATAATATAAAAATAGTAGATGAAAATGTGAAGGAGAATATAGATGAGAATATGGACAAAAAAAATAAGTTAGAAATATTTAAGAATACTGAAGTAGTTAAAAAATTAAAAGATTTATATAAATTACATATAAAGGGTAAGGAAGAAAGTGCGGAGAAGATGATAGAAGATATTTTAGAGGAATTGTTAGGAATATTAAACAAGTTATATCATTATGAGACAAAAATGGGGGAAATTAATAATAAATATGTAAATAGATATAAAAAACAATTACAAGAAGTATTACAATTAAGGATAGATAAGATGAATTGCGAGGAAGAATTGGAAAAAATGAATAAATTAAAATTTAAATCAACAAATAATTTATTTGAAGAATATGATAGATTAAGTAATATAATACCAAAAGATATTGTATTATAAAAAAAATAATAATAAAATTTATATTTTTTTTTATTATTTTTATTGAGTATGATAAGAGTTTAGTGTAATAGTTTAATGTGAATTATTTATGATGAGAATCATTTGTGAGTTAAGTATATAATATGTGTATATTTGGTTATGTGTGAAGCAGTTAATAACATTATCAATGGTAATATTGCTCCAATCTTCGTTATTATTTGTTTCAAATAAATTATAATCATCAATAATAATGATTCCATCGTTAATGTAGTATTGATTAATATGTTTAAGTTCGTCTAAAAGTGGGACATGAACATTAGAGAAGTCAGTATCTCCTGAGGAATAATGACCGTCAAGGAAAAATATGAATTGTTTATTAATAAATTTAGATATAATATCTGGTAATAATTTTTCGGAAGGTGAATTGTAATGTAATATATTATTAAATTTAGATAAATGTTCGTGTGTATTATTGAAGATATTGTTAGATACTTCGGTGGTGATAACATATTCAAAATGTGGTTGCATTTCAAGTGTTGTAGAACCATAGTAAGTTCCTGATTCATAGAAAATCATATTGTCAATGTTAAAATTGGAATTTTCACATATATTTTTTACATAACTATATTTGAGTGAGGGCATTATAATAATTATGTATATATAAATATAATAAATTAAGTAAATTTTAAATCATATCAATACTTATTATAAAATCATATCAATACTTATTATAAAATCATATCAATACTTATTATAAAATCAATACTTGTCATAAAAATAAATTGATTATAATTTAATAATTATATAAAAGATGGAAAATAAAAGAGGTGCGGAGGATATTGTATGTCATGGTGACAGCAAGAGGTTATGTTTATTAAATAATAATAACTTAGATATAACATGTGAGGTTGATGATGTAATTTGTGAATATGTAGATAAAAACAAATTTGATAGAGATATAATTGAGAAGGAAATTTTGGAATTATTAGGTGTAATTAAAAGTGTCTTAGTAGGAAAATATATTGATAAAGATATAAATGTGATTGCATTTAATGAAACATTGGTATATAGAGGTGAAAGGTATGATTTGTTTTATAATTTATACAAGAGGATATATCCAGAGGTACAAACAAGTAGTAGTAAATTTATTAAATTGGTAAATAAATTGGAAAAAGATTTAAAGCCCATTAAAAAAGGCAATTACTGTGTGTCTTGTTATTTTCCCATCAGTTATATTACAAAGCAATCAAGGAAACCATGGAAAGTATGTTTAATTTGTAGGAAAATAGAAAAAATTAAGGAACATTGTGAGACAGGTAAAAATATGAATAATAAGGATATTTATGAATTTGTAAAACAAAAAATTCATGAAGAGGATAAAACGCGATTGGGGCGTAGAGCAATTAAGCAACAATTGGATAATATCATAAGTAGTTTTGCATAATTAAATAAAATATATAATAAGTTTGTATAATAAGTTTGTATAATAAGTTGTATATTATAGCAATAAATATTTGAGATGTATTTTTTTTTATAGTATATAATATGGGAAACAAGAACTCTGTTTTAAAAAAATATAATTATATAGATTTTTTAAAAGTAAAATTATTGAATTTATGTTATAAGAATAATAAAGTATATTTATTAATATGTGATGATAATATATTACTTGTAAATAGGTTAGGAGATATAGTATATAAAATATTATATAATGACATAATAAGTATTAATGTATCACATGGAGATATGGAAAATAATATAGATGATAAGATAATAATAAAGGTGTTAAATGGGAATGTTTATATTATAAATACATATAAAAATATAAAAGATAATATGATAATAAAGGATTACTTAATAAGTTCTATAACTAAACAAATAAGAACAACATATAAATATGGTGACGTGGAGTATAGCATTGATTTATAATATAATATGTGGTGAGGGTGTAAAAAAGAATATACTGATAAGATAAAGACAAATAAATATAAAAATAAAGATAATATAATAATATATAATATAGAACAATGGTAATATATATGTGTTATAGATGTAATTATAAGACAAAAAGGAAGGGTAATATGATAAATCATCTAAATCGCATAGAAGTATGTCAAGATATATTTAATAATATAAAATTGACGAAAGTGATAAAAAATTATATTTTAATGGGATTGTCGTATGATAAATATAAGAGTATGATAAGTGAGAATTTATTGAGTGTGAAGGGTGAGGAGCAATATATATGTGAATATTGTAGTAAAAGATTTACATTAAAAAATAATTTGGTGAGACATACAAAAAAATGTAAGGGGTATTTAAGTGTATTGGATGAAAAGGATAATAAAATAAATTTGTTAGAGGTAGAAAATAGTAAATTGGGGTTGAAATTAAAAGAATATGTGACTGAGATAAATAAGTTAAGAAATGTAATAAATGATAAAATAAATATGGGTAAAAAAATAAAATGTAGTTATAAAGAACCGAATGTAGAATATTTAGAATATAATGATAAGAAAGAATGTATTTATACAGATTTAATATATATAATGCCATTATTAAAAACATTATATTTTAATAAAAAACATAAAGAAAATCATTGTATATCACATACTAACATAAGGTCAAATAATATGTATGTATATGTTAATGATATGTGGGTATTAAAAAGTTGTGGTGAGGTAATTGAGGAGTTGGTGGAGATATGTGATAATATAATGTCAGAATTTATAAATAGTTTAAGGGGAAGTAATAAATTAACTATGAAAGAAAATAAAATGATAAGATTATATGACAAATATATTTGTGATTACATATTAAATGATAAGGACATAAAATTATTATGTGAGTATATATACATGGAAACAAAAAATTTAAAAATAAAATAAGATATAGTTTTTTTATGATATGTGGAAGGATTATATGATTGCAAGACCTTTATGTATAGAGAGTGAGATATTTTGTTTATCAGTTCTGGATATATTAAATAGGGAACTTCTTTTAAGTATAGCAGATTGGTGTGAATATATAAACCAGTGTCTATCTGCGAATTTAATTAGGTGAAGATCAAGTAATAGATATGCTATTAGAGATATAACATATTTTTTTTTGAATGTGTTGTCATTGATAAATATATTAAGTTCATTTTCGTAATCTTGTATATTAAAAGTTAAATTATATTTATTCATGAGAGATTTGACATTATCAATTATAGATTTATATATATTAACGATATTGCTTATTTGTAAATCTTTGATAGTTGAGATGGTAATGTTAGTTAATTTTTCTTTTTTCTTGACGAATTTTTGTTCTACAAATTGAATTATTTTTAGAACAGATGTATCTTCGATGGGTAATTTACCAATTAATGCTAATGCATGTGAGTTATTTAAAATGTCGTTGCGAATTTCGGTAATGTAGTGATTATATTTTGATAAAAGGGAATTAATAATATTTTTGATATTAATGTTGATATATGATGTGTCATCAATGGATAAATTTGAATACCATGTATTTTTGTAATATACATAAATAAATGGAATTTCAGTATGTGGGTCATTTCCATTATTATATTCGTCTGTGTAATTTGGATTATGTTTATATAATATAAAACCAACATATTTATTATCAATAGATATAAGTATGTCTTTATGATATAATACAATAAATTCCTCTAATTCTGTAAATGGTTTATTTAAAATAGATTTAATGATGATATATTGTAAAATGATACTTTTATAATCTGTTGAGACTAATTCTAAATTAAAGAATTGTTTGAAAATTTTAAATTTCTTAGAGAATAATTCATTAGAGAAATTATTAACAAAATGTATAGAATATCTTGTGGATGGATGTGATGTCATTAATATATCCATAATAAATTTTGTGTCATCTAAGTAATCAATGTATAAGAATAAAACGTCAAACAGCAACATATTATTAACAGTAGATTTTGGAATATTGGCAAAAATATGATTATATAATTTGTTTTCAGAAAATATTTTATTAATTACTAATTTTTCATAATAATTATTTTTCATGGATATGTCTGTTGTGGGTGATGTAGATATATTTAAATTGTTTTGATGTTGTGTTTTTTTAATTAGATTTTTAATACTGTGTAATCTATATTTTAGAGGATATTTTCTTAAATATATAGGTATAAATTCATCTGTAATTTCTTCTGGTTGGTAAATATAGTAATCATCTTTGTGTATAATATATCCATTTCTATTAAATTTATCAAAAACGGTGATTTTATTAAGGACTATATTTTGAAGTGCGAGTGATATAGTATTAATGTTAATATATTTATCTTGTGAAGTTATAGCAGAGGATATTTGTTCAAAAGTATAGAATAATTTTAGTTCAAATAATTTTTTAATGTATAGTGTGGCAACATTAATATTTGATATGGTGTCGTTAAAATAATCATATGTAGAAGTGTCAATGTTAGAAAGTTGTTTTTTATCAATACCTGTGCATTCATAATCACATATATCATAATCGCATTCAATAGAGTAGTCAATATCATTTTGTGAGACTAATAATTTATTATTTTTTGATGTAGTTATTTCAATATCTGGATAATTTTTATTAATATTTATGTTTTTACTAATAAAACAGTCAATTGCATTTTTTTTTAATATAGCGGAAATTTGTTTGATATTAATGGTTTTATATAATGTTTTAATAACTTGTTTTATATCATTTGTTATGTTATTTTGATGTGTAGATATATAATTATAAATTGTTACATTACGTTTTTGTGGAGGTAAATTTATATGGGAACAATCGCGGAGTCCTCTTCCTATAATTTGTTCTATATAACTGTAATTCCACCATGGGTCTAATATATGTATTTCTCTAATTCCCAATAAATTAACTCCTTGATGTATGACGGCACTACCTATGATAATTTGTACGTTATTTCCGTTAATATTGTCAATATGGTTATAGTAGTTAATATACTCTTTCATTTGATGTGTTGTGATATTACTTGAAATCATTATATAATTGGGACTATCTGGTGGATTTTTTTTGAGTAGGTTGGAGACTATAAAGTTGCCATTAACATATTTAATTCTGTTAAAACCTAATTCTTCTAACATCATAGCAGTTATATACACACCAGATTTGATATATCTGGATGATATAAAAATTTTTCCAGTTAGATTTTTATTGGTTAATTCTTTTGATAAATTATATAATTTGATACTATATTTTTTGACATTTTTTGGTATAAGAAAATCGTTAAAACAATTATAACTATATTTGTCTAAATCTTTATTATAATTAAAACATACATTAAATCCTTCATCTCCTACTTTATCATTTGGGAATACTATTAAATTTGATTGTATCCCATATGCTAAATTATTGTCATCAATATTATCATAATTTTCGTTTATTTTATATTTAGTAGATATGTTATATTGATGGGAACTCATTTCACAAGGGAATATATTATAACTGTGTTTCCTGCTATTTTCCGCAATTAGTATATTATTTTTTTCTTCATTTAATTTTATAAAAATAGAATTTTCAGGATATAATTTTAGTGGAAATGATATAGGATTTATACCATTTAAATATGATACATAACCAGTTGTTAATTTAGTAAATAGTTCATTATTATTTATTACTCTATTATCATCAACAGAGGGTTCAAATATATCATTATATGATATTGTTGGTCTGTTGTCATTTATAAGCAATAAATTTAATAAATCCACAATTTGGACGGTTTTATCAAACATAGGAGTAGCAGTCAATAATAACAATTTGACATTATCAGCATGTTTTAAAATATATTCTAATCCATTGTATGTTTGTGTGTTGGCTATGCGATGTGCTTCGTCAATTATAAACACCGAATTAGAAAATCTGGATTTAATAATTTCTGGTTCAACATATTCATTATTATTTTTCGTAATACTATTTACTAATGCTATATATCCATAACTTTTATATCTAATATTTTTATATTCTTTTATTAAATTTTTTGCTTTTAACATATTATTTTTTGTATCTTTTAAATACTGCTCATATATTTTTGAGTAAATATATCCTGTGCATTGTTTTGTATTATTTTTATTTATATCTATTTTATTTGAATTAAATATAGTATCGTTGAAATTTTCTATTAAAATTGGTGATGCTATTAAATATACAAATGAATTGTTTGATTGGACATAGTCTATAAATTGTTCCGCAATTAATATACTCGTGCATGTTTTTCCACTTCCTGTTGTATGAAATAGTAATAAACCATTGTAAGGTGTATTTGGAGATAAATATGATTGTAACATTCTTTGTATTGGTCTTGTTATAAAATAATTTGAAAAACATAAATCTTCAATTGTTTTATTCGTTAAACTTTCCGATATATATTGGTTAAACTCTTTTTTTTTTATTAATTTAGTATTAAAATTTATATCATCTAATTTTGGATAATATACCACAGATGAATTATCCATAATATTATATTTTTATATAATATATAAAAAATATTAAAATATTAAAAAATATTAAAATATATTAAAATATTTTTATTTTTTTATTTTTTTTTTTTATTTTTAAATTGTACTTTAATGCGTTGTTTATAGTTTCCTTTGAATAATTTGTCAATTCCACATTTGACTCAACTATTTTTGTTAATAATTTATTTAATTGACAAATATAGTCATAATTACATTCGTTATGACGTGTATTGTTGTATTTGTAATATTTATTTTTATATCTATTTAGTAAATAATGTATAACAATAAATTTTTTGTCTAGTGGCAAATCACATATCATCTGGAATATATAATCATAATTTGTAAGA